CCGTGATCACCTGAACAGTTCCTATGCCACCTGTGGCGCTTAACCCCGACGTAGACGGAGAAGATAGTTCGACCCAAGCCGATCCAGTGTACACCTGCAAAGACCCGACAGTCGTATTCCAGATTACATCTCCCGCCTGAAAGTCGAATTTATCGAGTTCTGCAGCGGTAAACTGCGGAGTAGAATCCGGATCAAAAGAGTCTAAACTTATTTCCAGTAAACGTACAGTCCGATTGAACGTTTCTGGGGGCACATTTTCCCCTACAACGAAGGGTAATCGGCCCTGTAAAAGCTTGCTCATCTGCGGCCGTTAGGCTGTAAATCTAACCGGGTAGCGCCGACTCTGAAACCAACCCCCTCACGAATTCCAACAGCAGCATCGTCGTTTGATTCAAACCGCAAAGCAGCTTGTCTGGCACGAGCCCGCATGTCTATTTTTGTCGTAGAAGAGGTAAAACTTGTAGTCTGGTCCGTGCTCAACGAATCGCCCGGAAAGTTACGTTGTTTCAGCACCACGTTGATTTGTTGACTCGTACCACCGCTACCCGTGAACTTTACGTCAGGAATCATGCGCCTAATAAACTGAAACTGTTCGCCGTCTCCAATGTCAAAGTCGGCAGACTCAATGTACACGTTGTCCATAGGAGATCCATCGTTGTCGTTCCCCGTCTCGTGCTGGTACAAATACGGTGTAGAACTGTCTTTACCCGCAGCTCGTGGAAACGAGACAATGCCTTCGTCCAACCATGCCGTGCGCTCTAGCAGCCCTATTGCCCAGGATTGCTCTACATAATTGTAAGTGACGTAGCGGTCTGGGGTGTTGCAACTTGGGCCGCAATAAAACCAACCAACCTCGTTAAATTGTTTATTCAAAAACCCAAAAAACTGATAGGCTTGGCTTTCTTCCATGTTGTCAAAGACGTAAGAGTGAACACTGCACGGCACAGGACTCACTGCCCCGGTGTACGTGTAAAACCCCTTTTTGTCCATCCAGAACACCCCTGCTGGAGTGTTAACAGTGGCGTTCGGACCAATTAAACTTACACCTTCGTTGATGAGGTTCAAACCAAACGTGAGCGGAGGACCCACAAACTGTAAACTGTAAAGAGCCACGTCTGTCCAGATTAGAGTTTCTTGACGCGCTCGCAGTCCGCCAATAATTTCAGAACCCGCAGAACATCGCAACGAACCGGCCGTATTGTCTGACCTTGGCTGCCATTCAGCGGGGTTTTCCTGATCAGAAAAAGCAATAAGCAACGGATCAATAGACCCCGTTCTAGCCGTACCCGCGTCGTTTATAGGATCAGAACCCAACACGATAACGTGTCGATCCACGTCTGATACCAAAACCTGTAAGCCTTTGGTGGGCGCAAAGTTTGCACCGGTCAAAGCAGTCAAAGCCACCGCACGATCTGTACCCAAGGTATTTGCACTGCTGTCGTAATAAAATATTCCACCAGCACGGACACAGGACAACAAGTCTTCGCCAAAACTGTCCAGTGACCACAAACGCAATTGGTTAAGGTTACTTAATGAACTGGTAGAACCCCATGTGCCGCCGCCCCATGTGCCCGCACCCCAACCCGTACCGTCAACAAAAACATCCAGACCTACGTTTATTTGATACGCGCCGACAGTAGAACCTCCGCCGTTACCACTGTCACTAGCGTTTGCAGTAACTGTCGCACCGCTTGTGTCCTTTGCTGTAATAGTATAAGTGCTGGTGGAAGGAACCGTAGCTATTTCATACTCTTGATTTAAAACCGCTGCTATAACGTTACCACCTAAAGACGCTGCGCCTGAAAAAGTAACAAAATCGCCTTGTGACGCCCCATGCGCGGTATCGGTAACCGTCAAAGTGCTTGACCCGTTGGTCGCGGCAAAAGTTACGTCACCCGCACTGGTAGTGCTTCGAATAGGGGTAATATCGTTAAAATTGGTGCCTTCCTGTATGTAGAGCTTGGTCCGTGTGCCAAGGCCAAGAAGCTTCGTGCCAGCTAGATCAACCCAACCTAATAGTTTCCTGCCAGTTCCGTTATAAGAAGTTTGTATTACCTTGGTCCAGCC